CTCAATGAAAAATTGGAATGCACAATATATGCAGGACCCAACCTCAGAAGAGGGTGCAATTATAAAAAGGGAATGGTGGCAGGATTACGATAAAGAAAATTTACCAAAGTTACTACATGTCATACAAAGTTATGATACTGCATTTTCTAAAAAAGAAACCGCAGATTACTCTGCTATTACCACCTGGGGGGTATTTGAACCTGTAGAAGGTTATGAGAAAGCAATTATATTATTAGATGCTCAAAAGGGACGTTATGATTTTCCAGATTTAAAAAATGTTGCGTTAGAGCAATTTCATTACTGGGAACCGGAAACCGTGATCATTGAAGCAAAAGCTAGTGGTACACCATTAATTCACGAGCTTAGACGTGCAGGTATCCCTGTTATTGATTATGTTCCAGCACGTGGCCGAGACAAGCATACTAGAATTAACTCTTGCGCACCTGTATTTGAGTCGGGTATGGTGTGGGCACCTTTAGACGAACACTGGGCACAGGAAGTAATTGAGGAATGTGCAGCGTTCCCTAATGGACAATACGATGACTATGTTGATTCTATGACCCAAGCTGTGTTAAGATATCGACAAGGTGGATTTGTTTCAACATATTCTGATGATTGGGATGATGATCACATAAAAGTAGAAAAAGAATATAAATATTATTAGGAGTAATTATGCCGGCAGGAATTTATTCAGGAAGTAAAAAAGCTAAATATCTAAATAGAAAATATAAAGATAGAGTTAAAATGCTTACCGGTGGCCAAGCAAAAATTGCTGCCAAAGCTCCACCACCAAATAAAATTGATGCAAAAGATTTCGCTGTCCTAAGAGCAGAAAAAGCAAAAGGCAGAGGCATGGGTCTTCAAGATGAAAAAGTAAAACCAGGAAAAGTTGTAAAAGCAGACATGGGTAAGTTTTTAGGAAAATTAACAAAACCTTTAGGAAGATTATTTGGAAGACGTAAAAAAACTGTAATGTCTGGTAATAATCAAACGGCAGGTTCATTAAAAGGAATGGGTAAAATGCTTCCAGACCTTTTACAAAAAGCTATTGATGATGGCACAATAAAAACAGCTAAACATGGTAAGATGATGAAATATAAAAAAGGAAGTGGTTTAGATCTTCCTGTTATTAGTTCAGTCAAACCTACAGTTAATAAAACTAAAAGAGCTCAGAATCTTGCGAGAATGAGAGAAGAGTTTAATAAACAAAAAAGTAGAATGGGTAAAAACCCAAACAAAACTTTAGATTCACCAAAAGCTGGTGATAAATTTTTAAAAAGAAGAAAAGCATTAAACACTGCAGGTAAAGTAATATCAGCAACTAAAGTTGGTAAAATAGTTTTACCTATAGTTGGTGCGGGAGTCGCTGCACAACAATACTTAAAATCTAAAATGAAAAAAGATAAAAAAATGGGTGGCGGAATGATGCAAAGACCTATGGGTTATAAAGGTGGTGGCATGGACACTGGTAAAGTAGGTGAAATGAAAAGTAGAGTTACACTCGCTGTAGATAGATTAAAAAAAGCTAAGAAATTTATGGGAAGAGGAACTGGTAGACTTACAGATAGTGATAAAGAAAAAATTAAAAGTTTAGTGGGTAAAGGTCAGGCTATTAGACCCATAAAAAAAATGGGTGGTGGCATGATGAATAAGCCTATGAGTTATAATACAGGTGGACCATCTGCTGGTTTTAAATCTAAACAAGATAGAAAAAAAGCTGAAAAAAATATTAAACAAGCAAGAAGTAAAGAAGGTTTAAGATCTTTTTTATCTAGTGGAAATAAAATAAACCAACCCATGAGAAAAGAAAGATACATGGAAGGTAGAAAAGCAAGACACACTGAGTTTAAGAAAAAAATTGGTAGAACTGCTTTAGGTATAGCTTCAAGTTTAAACCCCGTTACTTCTATTGCAAAAGGAATTGGAAAAGTTATGGGTAAAGGATCTAAAAAAAGAGATTTTCAAAAAGGCGATTACGGAGATATTTCAGTTAAAAAAAATATGGGTGGCATGATGATGCAAAGACCTATGGGTTATAAATACGGAACATCTGTTAAAGCTAAATGCAAACTAGGTAGAAATAAACCTACTAAAATTACATAGGAGGGACAATGTCCCTGAAGGCATTACTTAGAGCTGGTAAGGAATTACTTAAGGCGAAGAAGCCTTCAGCAACACCGGCCACCGGACAACAGACAAATCAAATAACTTACACACCTAAGCCTTCACAGGCACAGGCTAAAGAATTAGTTGAACAAGAATTAAAAAACCCACCAGTAGTTTTAAAAAAAACAAAACCCCTGCAGATGGGTGATGACATAGCCCCTGCTTTTGGTTCATCAACATATGACTGGGCTATGAGAATGGGTAGATCTAAGTACACTGCAGATGAGTGGCTAGATCATTTAACATCAAGTAGAAAAGTAAATTTTAAAATATTTGGTAAGCCTGCACAGAAAACTGTTCGTGAACAAAAACGATTTAAATACGAGTCAGGCACCTATGCCGGTAAAGAAGTTAGTGTATCCATAAGAGAATTATTCGATTCTAATTTAGCAGTATTCAATGAAGCAGGAGATCTAACAGGTGGCCTGTTATATGCAGCAAAGAAATTTGGTCTAAAGCTAGATGCTAATGAAGTAGGAGCAATGATCAAACTCAACCCTATCAATAGATTAAAACCAATTGAACTCGGTGTTAACAAAGGTGCACAAGAAGCATTTGATGTAGCAGCGAAGAATGCAAGAAATACTATTAGAGATTTACAAGTAAAATACAAAGACAACGATGCTATAAAATATGAGTTAGACCAGCTTCAATACTATTTAAAAGCAGATAGTGGTGTTCCAAGTAGAGGATCGCTAAGAGATATAAATGATACATTAAAAAATTTGACAAAACCTGGAATGGGATCTGTAGTATCTGTAGATGAAAAAAAAGTATTAAACAAAGTTATTGGTGATATCAATAACAAAGTTGGGCCAATGCAGGCTACAAAGACAAGATACGGAAATGAATCTAATTACACATTACAAGGTGGTAAAGATTACAGAGAAACTATCTTTACACTTCCAGAAGATATAACAACTAACGCATCCCTTAGAAATAAAGGTGGACACTTTGGCGATGAGATTGGTGATGTAAATAATATTTACCATATAAGATACGATACAAGGTTCACGCCTGATGGTAAAAAAGTATTTATGATTAATGAAATACAATCTGATGTAAACCAGAGTATTGCAAAAAGTATGACTAAAGCTGCACAACTATCAGGAGAACGTAGACTTAATCCTTTTAATGCTGAGATAGAATTAAACTTGCTTGTAAGTCAACGAGGTAAAATGCTTAAAGATTTAGATGATGCACTTGCTAACAATGAGTTTGGTAGAGTGAATGCGATAAGTTCATCTATGAAAGATATTAATACAAAACTACAAAGATTGACTACTAGACGAAATACCTACGGTGATGATAAAAAAGATTACTTCCCAATGGTTGAAGCAGATTCATATGGAGACCATGCAATTAAATATTTGATGCAGAAAGCAGCACGTGAGAATGTTGATTACGTAGCCGTTGCCCCGTTTGACAAAGTAAGTTTCAGACAAGGGTACAAAGCGGGTAACGAAAGATTTTACGGTTACGCAAATGGTAAAGGTATAGGTAAAAAAGGTAAAGCTGTACTTCCAGATGTCATGGGTAAGAATGCAAGGTTCTATGGATCAAGCGCAGGTCCAACAAAAATATCTTTATCAGATCCAACTAAGCCCTATAAAAATGTTAGCACTGATAATTTTAAATATCCATCAGATCATCCATTAAAAGGAAAAGAAATTAAAAGTAGCTACCACAGTAGTTCTGGTATGAATCCTGAAAAAGGAACTAAGAATATTCCAGAAGGGGATCCACGCTTGTATTTTGATGCATATGCTATTAAAGTGGTTCCATTAATGAGAAATACACAAAAAACGTACAAGTCTAAAGGTGGACTTGTGGTGGATATGTTTAAACCAATAAGGTACAATTAATCATGGCAGTAGAAAAAGTAACAGAGGAATTAGCAGAAGAAGTAGTCGAACAACCTGAGGGTCTTCCAATTGACGTAGAAGTTGAGGGAGAAGAAGAGGTTGTAGAGGAAAGACCTCAAGACGATTTTAATGCAAACTTAGCAGAAGGCATGGACGAGCGAGAGCTTAAAGACATGGCCATGGAACTTATTGAAGAATACAAAAAAGATAAGACATCTAGAAAAGAATGGGAAGATGCTTATATTAAAGGTTTAGATTTATTAGGAACTAAGTACCAGGAAGTAACAAAACCATTTAAAGGAGCTTCCGGTGTCACGCATCCTTTGTTAGCTGAATCAGTTACACAGTTCCAAGCACAAGCATACAAAGAATTAGTACCCTCTGATGGCCCTGTTAGAACACAAGTTGTGGGCTTACAAACACCGGCTACCGAACAACAATCAGAGAGAGTTAAAGATTATATGAATTACCTGCTGATGGAGGAGATGGAAGATTACACAACTGACATGGATCAGATGTTATTTTACCTACCGCTATCAGGATCTACATTTAAGAAAATTTATTACGATGCAATGTTAGATAGACCTGTATCAAAATTTATTCCAGCAGAAGATTTAGTCGTTCCATATTACGCATCTGATTTAAAAGATTGTGAGAGAATAACTCACGTTATTAAAATGACACAGAATGATGTCACAAAGAAAATGGCTGCAGGTTTTTACAGAGATATAGAATTAATTGATAGTAATTCAGAACCAGATTCAGTACAGAAAAAATTAAACGAACTTGAAGGAGTAAAAGGCACAGGTTCAGATTATTTAAATACAATTTTAGAAATGCACGTAGATTTAAATTTAGATGACTACGAAGATTTTGATGACAAAGCTAAGAAAATAAAAATTCCTTACATTGTAACTATCGATGAAGGTAGTGGAGAGGTTTTATCTATTTACAGAAACTACAAACCAGGTGATTTAGGTTATGCAAGAGTAGAATATTTTGTGCATTACAAATTTTTACCAGGATTAGGTTTCTATGGTTTTGGTTTAACACATATGATTGGTGGTTTATCACAAGCTGCAACTCAATCTTTAAGACAATTAATTGATGCGGGTACTTTAAAAAATTTACCAGCAGGATTTAAATCACGTGGTATCAGAGTTAGAGATGATGACCAACCAATTCAACCAGGAGAGTTTAGAGATGTAGATGCACCTGGTGGAAA